GGTAAGTGGGGACACAGGACCTTCTAAAGTAGTAAAAAATAGAAGAGGAACAACCTCGGAAATGAATAGAAAATTCATATAAAGGAGTAAGGTTATGGCATTTCAGGTATCACCGGGAGTATTAACTACCGAAAAAGATTTAACTACTATTGTCCCTAATGTATCAACAACAGTTGGTGCGATGGTAGGACCATTTCAATGGGGACCAATATTAGAAAGAGTACAAGTAGCAACTGAAAACGAAATGAAAGAACGATTTGGTGGACCTAATGATGATATTTTTGAAGATTGGTTGTCTGCATCTTCTTTTCTTGCATATTCTAATAATTTACACATTGTTAGAACAGTAGGTGATGGGTCTATGAACGCAGTAGTTGGTGGAGCTGCAGCTGGAACAGCAGTATTAGTAAAAACAGAAGATCATCATGGCAGTCTTACTTTTACTGACCAATTGGTTATTGGAAAATATCCAGGAGTATTAGGAAATAGTCTTAAAGTTGAAATGTGTGATAATAATAATTATTCGGGATGGGCTCATAAGGCACATTTTGATTCAGCACCAGGAACATCAGATTATGTTTCTAATCGTGGTGGGTCAAATGATGAACTTCATATTATTGTTATTGACGAAGATGGAGCATGGACAGGAACACCAGGCGAAGTATTGGAAAAATGGAGTCATGTAAGTAGAGCTAGAGATGCAAAAACAGATCAAGGTGGATCAAATTACTGGCATGAAATTTTAAATCATCAATCTTCATATGTATGGGCAGGTCTTAATACAGAACTGGGTGGTGGAGCTGGTGGAGATTCTACTGGCACGTATGGCAACTTTACAGCAGTTATGGGTGGAAGTCTAGCTGGTGGAGTTGATGACAATACAGCAATTGGTGGTGGTAGTGCATCTGCTCGTAATACGGGTTGGGCAGAATTTCAAAATGCAGAAGAAATTGATGTTAGTATTTTATTTGTTGGTGGAGCAAATACAACGACAGGAGCATGGGTTAAAAATAATGTTGCTGATACACGAAAAGATTGTGTTGTTTGTGTTTCTCCGTTACGAGCATCTGTTGTAAATAATTCTGGTGGTGAAGTAGCATCTCTTACTACAGACAGCACTACATTGGGTGCATCTTCTTATGCTATTATGGATAGTTCATGGAAATATATGTTAGACCGTTATAACGATAAATTTCGTTGGGTTCCAATGAACGGAGATATTGCTGGACTAATGGCACGAACTGATATTACAGATGACCCGTGGTTTTCACCAGCTGGATATAATCGTGGTGGAATTAAAAATGCAATTAAATTATCTTGGTCACAATCTAAAGCAAACAGAGATTCGATTTATCAATTAGGTATTAATCCTGTTGTTAATTTTCCAGGACAAGGTATTACGTTGTTTGGCGACAAAACCATGCAACTGAAACCTTCTGCATTTGACCGTATTAATGTTCGTCGGTTGTTTATCGTATTAGAGAAAGCAATTGCCCGAGCAGCTAAGTTTTCATTATTTGAACTCAATGATGAATTTACACGGTCACAATTTAAAGCATTGGTAGAACCTTTCTTGCGGACAGTTCAAGGTCGCAGAGGTGTTACAGACTTTAAAGTTGTTTGTGACGGTTCTAATAATACTGGCGACATTATTGATAGAAACGAATTTGTTGCAGATATTTATATTAAACCTGCACGTTCTATTAACTATATTCAGTTAAACTTTATTGCTACTCGAACAGATGTATCGTTTGAAGAAGTCGGTGGTTAATTCCTAGCACATAAATAATAAGTAAAGGAGAATAGGAATATGGCAAGCATTAGTACATTTAAAACACAGTTTGGATTAGGTGTTCGTCCAAATCTATTTCAAGTAACATTACATTATCCTAATTCAATTAATCAAGGTCGAACCACTCACTTCTTAGCAAAAGCAGCTCAGTTACCTGCGTCCACATTAGGTTCTATTGATGTTCCTTATCGTGGTCGGGTTGTTAAAGTTCCGGGTGACCGAACTTTTGCAGAGTGGACAGTAACGATTTTGAATGATGAAGGGTTTACCAATAGAAATTCCTTGGAAGTTTGGATGAATGGTATTAATCAACATGAAGCAAACATTCAAGGTGCAGGAATCGAGTTGTATGGTTCAGCCGATGTTAAACAGTTGAATCGTTCAGGTGGTGTCATCAAAACATATGAGTTTGTTGATATTTGGCCATCAGAAATAGCAGCAATAGATGTCGCATTTGATACAAATGATGCAGTACAAGAATATACGGCAACATTTCAAATGCAATTTTGGCAAGCTATTACAACTAGTTAATTTTAGATGGGGAGGGGCAACTCTCCCCTTCTTTTTAAAAAGGTAAAAACATATGGCATTTGAAATATTTGGATTTGAAATTGGAAAGAAAAAACAAAAAGAGGC